CGCCGGCGGTCTTGGCGGCAGTGCTCTTCTCGCTCGCCGCAAGATCCCACCAGCGGATGCGTTGGCAGTCCGAGCCGGGCCATCGGTCGGTCTCGGGGTCGAGGAGCGGCCCGAACCACTCGGCGCGGAAGTAGTCGCCGGGCTCGCGGGCGGACCAATCGCCTTCGAGGAGCTGCTGCCGGACGGTCGGGTGCAGGTGCTCGAGGCCAGCCACGTAGGCGTCGCGGTCGAGGTAGGGGTTGTCGGCGATGCGGGCGGGCACGTAGCGGTGCTGCGGCGGCGCGCGCTGCCCGGTGTCGGGGTCGATGCCGCCGATGAACTGCCGCGCGACCCAGTCGTGACCGGGTCCGCCGGGGTTGCTGGCTGCTAGGGTCCGTAGCGGAATGCGGCTGTCGCTGCCGCGCCGCACGCGGCTGATGCCGACGTATTCGTATGGTGCCGCCGTAGGCCACTGCGTCAGCTCGTCCCAGCCCGTGAACTGATACTCCGCGCCCTGGTAGCGCAGGTGATCGTTGGGCTTGAACAGGTAGGCGAACGCGACCTTGCCGCCGTTGGGGAACCTGAAGACCTTGTTCGTCCCGTCCCAGTGCGCGCCCTTGGGTATCCACCACTCCATCGCCCGGTCGAGCAGCGCGCCCGGCTGGGTCAGGTCGGTGAACGTGCGCCGGAACAGAATGCCGGCGAAGTCGGGCTCGTTCCACGCATACTGCGCCGCCGCCATGAGCAGCGCGTCGCTCTTTCCACCGCCTGCGCTGCCGCCGTAGAGAGCCTGGAAGACGCGATCGGTCGGCGAGCTCAGGTGCAGGCCAAGGAAGACCTGCTGCGCTGGCAGCGGCCAGTGCGGTATCCACGGGTTGCCGTAGACGCGCGGGCAGAGCTGCTCGAGAGCCGCCGCGCACTTCTCGCGGCCTTGCGCCTCACGTTCCGCCGGCTGGCTCATTCTCCACCGCTAGGACGCGCTGTGCGATCTGTGTGGCTTGGATGAGCTGCCGCGCGAACTCGGCGCTGTCGGGCACGGGCGGGCCGAGCTGCGCGACGCCAGCCTGCGCGTGCGCTTCGTTGTGCACGACGACCTTGGGATCTTGCTTGGCGTAGCGTTGGGGGAAGCGGCGCTCGAGCATCCACGCAACCGCCGTCCAGTTGTCGTCCATCGCGCGCAGCATCCGCCCGTGCAGCGAAGCCTCGGCCTTGGCTTCTGCTTTTTCTAAGTCTGTGACAAACTGTGGATTGCGCTCCTTGTGCTTGCGCATGGCTGCGCCGTCGATCCCCGCCATGCGCGCGGCGCGCTCAGGCCAGATGCCGAGCTCAACGTGCCGCAGGATCGTCTCGACGACCTCGGGCGTCATGACGCTGCGAGGTCTGCCCACTGCCCGCTTGGTTTTAGCCATTCCGCACCGCCTTTTGCCCGGTCAGGTTCTCCCACCGCTCGACGATGACGTCGCAGTAGGCGGGGTCGATCTCCATGCCGTAGCAGGTTCTGCCAAGCTGCTGTGCCACAAGCAAAGTCGTGCCTGAGCCCAGATACGGGTCAAGTATGCTCGAGCCTTTGGCTGCCGCAATGCTGGCAGCCATTACCGACATAGGCTTCTGTGTTGGATGCCATCGCTTTGTGTCTTGGGCCTCTCGATTGTTCCAGCCTCCCCACGGCACACGCACCATGGACCGAGCCTGCTTTCTGCGAGACCAACAGACCTCAAAAGGCGCGCCCGGAATAGCATCGGCGGCCTCTGATGCCCTCTTGTCCCAGATGATCCAAGAGCCGCCCGGAGGTAGGCGGTCATAAAACCAGTCTCCTCCCCACAGTAGAACATCGCCTTTCGTCGCGTTTAGGCAAACTGACGGATCAAACGGCTGGTCATCGCCATGCACAGGCTTGATCGCTCGGCGTACAGAGTTGTCCATGCCCTGCTGTGCGGTGCCCGCTGTTCCGTCGTATGCCATGCCATAGGGTGGATCGCTCACGACGGCATCGGGTTGCTGACCCTGCAACAGCATCTGCAAAGCGTCCACATTTGCACAGTCGCCGCACAGCAGGCGATGCGGGCCTAGCGTCCACAGGTCGCCGGGCTGCGTGATCGACTCGGCGGGCGGCTCCGGTGCCTCGTCCTCGACGATCTCGTCGGGCTCGAGGCCGCGCATGAGCCCAGCCAGCTCCTTGTCGTCGAACGCCAGCAGGTCGCGGGTCGGCTCGTCCATGCCGTCCAGCAGGGTCGCCAGCGTCTCGTCGTCCCACTCGGCCAGCTCGGCGGTGCGGTTGTCGGCAATGGCGAACTGCACCGCCTGGGCGCTGTCCTCGTCGATGACGACCGCCGCAATGTAATCCCAGCCCAGCACCTTGGCAGCTTCGAGCGTGCCGTTGCCGGCGCGCACGATCATGCCCTCGCGCTGCACGACCAGCGGCTTGCGCTGCCCGAACGCCGCTAGCGAAGCCTTGATCGAGTCGAGGTTGCGCTGGCCGTGCTTGCGTGCGTTGCTTGGGTCTGGGTTCAGATCCGCAACTGCGACGGCTAGTTTGCGCAGATCCTCAACGATGTGCGGGTGCTTAGTCATGCGGCTGGATCTCCAGCGTGACCATAACGCGACCGTGCGGCTTGTGTGGGTCCGCCATGACCGGACGCTCAAGCCGGAAGTTGTAGTCGTCGACGCCGATGGCATCTGCGATCCCGTCTAGGCTGGACTTCATGCGCGCGACGAGGTTGTCGATGTCGTAGCGGTAACGGGCGGGCGGCTCGAACGTGAGCCGGACGTTGATCTGGTCCTCGGTCCCTGCCTGTTGAAAGGGTGCCCATGTCTCGCCGGGTTGCGTCATGCTGCCGCGCGCGAGCAGGTAGGCTTGACTGCGGGCGCGCTTGACTGCGGCGCTGCGCTGTGCCCAGTGCTGTCGTGCGTTGGGGCTGAGTTTCTTGTCAGGCCATGGCAGGCAGAGACCGACGCGGCTGCTAGGCATGGGTGTCGGCTTGGGCCTCGGCGTGCGCGACGGGGTTGTGCTGCATCAGGTAGGCGACGATCTCGTGGTAGAACTTCTGGAGAAGCGGATCGGTCGGCAGCTTGCTCTCGACGTCTTTGATGTAGTAGATGATCGTGGAATGATCGCGCAGGCCGAGCCAGTTGCCGATGTCCTCGAAGCTCAGGGGAAGCATCTGACGGATCATGTAGCACGCGAGCTTGCGCGGCACGCTGACCTTCTGAGCTCGTGACCTGCCCTTCACGTCGTCGGGTGTGATGCTGAAGTAGTGGCAGGTGACTGCGAGGATGTCGTCTGGGCTCATGCGGCGGCAGTGTAGAGTCTGCGCATATATTTACGCAAGGGGAGAAAGGCCGGGCGACGAGACCTCGAGCAGCACGCTACAAATGACCGTTCGGTCAGGTTTTAGTTCTCGCCGCCCGGGTGCCTACCCAACGCAGGTAGGCGGGTATGTCAAAGTTGCTCCATCAGGTAGTGCCAAGCGGTCGCTGCGGCCATCGGCACTTGTCCGTTGCCAAGGGCTCGCAGTCGGTCCACGCGATGGGCCAGCCCATCAACCACTCGACCCACAGGGGGCTCAGTTTGCCACCAGTGCCATGGACCGTGTCGCAGAGCGTCGTCCCGCTGTGGTGCTGGCTGTCCGGCTGACGGCTCGAGGTCGCGTTGCGCGCGTTCTTCGCGTCGCCCGCTGTCGGCGTCGGCAGTTGATGCACTGCTCTGCCCAGCAGTCCGTTGACTGGCACGTTCTGGCAACTCTTCGCTGTCCCGTCCTTGTAGTCGCGCGCTGTCGGCGTCGGCACGCGCGCAACCGCCGTCTGCAAGTTCAGACCGCCCTGCCTGCCCTGGTGTCCGGCTCCCGTCCCTGCGTTGGCTGTCGGTGTTGGCCACTGGTTCTTCGCCGCCATGGTGTCCAGGCTCGGAGCCCCCGCCGTCTTGAACGTCGAGCCGTCGCCTCTCTGTCCGTTGTTTCTTGTCCCGTAGCGCGCCGCTGTCGGCGTCGGCAGCCAGCAGCCACCAACGCTTGCGGAGATGCGGTGCGCCAACATCTTCCGCAGCGACGCAGAGAGCTGGCGGGACTCGGTAGCCCATCCCTCGAAGGTCTCGCCAGGGTTCTCGCATGGCGTCCAGTTGAACGTTCTCTGCAAAGACATAGCGCGGTCTCACCTCCTCGACGATGCGTGCCATCTCAGGCCACAGATGGCGCGGGTCGTCGGTTCCCTTGCGCTTGCCTGCTGTAGACCACGGCTGGCAAGGGAATCCGCCGGCCACAACATCGACGCGGCCACGCCACGGCTTGCCGTCGAACTGGCGCACGTCTTCGTAGATGGGGAACTTGGGCAGCCAGCCATCGGCCTGCCGCGCCGCGAGCACCTTGCGGCAGTAGGCGTCGAGCTCGACGGCGCAGACCGGGGTGTGTCCCAGCAGCATGCCGCCGAGGATGCCGCCGCCAGCACCCGCGAACAGGTGGAGCTCACGCATCCTAGTCATGTCGTTAGCCTCCACACCCAGCGGATCTTGGGCCCCGGCGGGCGCGTCTCGTTGCCAAACAAGTCGCGTTGTTGGGTCTTCCACACGCGGCCCGTCCACTTAGCTCGAGCTGGAAGGTCGGCGTCCTTGACGAATCCAGCAGCTCGCAGGCTCGCGCCACTCTCCTCGGCCAGCGTGTAGGTAAACACGCGCCGGTAGCCCAGCGCCCGCGCAGCTTTGCGGAGCGCGCCGTAGATCATGCTGCAGCCGTTGGGGTCGCCGAGCGTACAAACGCGCGTAATCTCCAACGTCTCACCGTCCTGCAAGGCTCGAGCTACAGGGCGGCTCGCGATGCCCACGCCGACGGTCTCGTCGCCGCGCGCAAGGGCCACAGCGAACATGCCAGACTGCGGCGGGTTGTTGTGCCTATGATGCTTGCCGACGAACGGCTTGGCGTCCTGCACGCTGATGGGCACGACGCGCAAAGGAAAATCCACCACACGACCGGCAGCAACCGTGAGGGCACCGTTCGCACTCGCTCTGCCCTGAACACGAACCGGTCGCGTGGTGGTCACCGGAACATCCGGCGAATGTTGGTTGGCGGCCTCGGCGAACCGGGCGCGCTTGTCGTCGGCGCTGCGGGTCATCGTTGAAACGGCAGCAGGCCCTGCGGCGGCTCCAGCATGTTGCGGACGATCTCGTCCATGCGTTGCCACCATGCCTGCGGATAGTGGACGTGCCCCTGCGTGCCGCCGCCGTGCGTCTTGCATCGGCGAAACAGCTTGCCGCGTCGTCCCGTGTCTTGAAGGTGCGCGCGCTCTAGTGCGCTGCCGAGCTGCCACGCCGCGCGCTTGGCTTCTTGGCGATCGGCGGGAAGGCTTAGGCCCAGATGGATCATGCGGTCGCGCCAGCACGCCCATCCGGTCGGCGCTTCGTCCCAGGCTGCGTCTTGCTCTTCGATCACTGTCATGCGTCTAGTAACTCCACAGCGATGTCTCCGTCTTCCCACCGTGGCCGAGCCTGATTGCTAAGGATCAGCCGCAGCATGATGCACCGCAGAGCGGTCTCCTCCATCCACTGAGCAACCTTGAGATGGTCGTCGTGGTCGATGATCGTCTCGAAGAGCTCGGGGTTATTCTCAAAGTCCTCCTCGAAGCGTTGCCGCTGCTCGGGCGTCATCATGTGGTGCATGACTTGAAGCAGGAACACCTCGAGCTTGGTCATCTCCGGATCGTCGGTGCCAGGACCGAACGGGTCGATGATGTGCTTGAGCACCCATTCCTGCGACTGGTAGGTCAACCTGCGGCGTCCTCTTGCTCGGCGCGAGCGTGATCGACCATAGCCCGACGCTCGTTGAATGCCTCAAGCAGCTCGTCTCGGTCGAGACCTTGGAAGCCGCTCGCTGCGGTCTTCGCGACCCAAGCCCTCAACTGCTCGTCATCTGTGCACAAGCCCAGCGCCTGCTCGGCGTGCTCGCGGCTGTCCCAGCCCTCGACCTTGATCGGCGTGACCTTCTCCGGCTTCACCTTCTTAGCCTGCACCTTGCGCGGCGGCGGGTCGGCGATGTCGCCGTCGTCGTCCTCCATGCCAGCGGCTAGGCCGACAAGCGCCAGAGCGGCGTAGCGTCGCTGGTAGGTGACGCTGCCACCCCACAGGTGCAGCGGGTTCTGCCGACCGCCGCTCGCCTCGACGCGGATCAGGCGGCAGAAGCTCTGGATGGTCTCGCCGCTGGTGTGGTAGAGCCTGCTGACCAGGATGTCCTCGCCCTCTTGGATGTCGAAGGTCTGGACGAGCGCCAGTCCGTGCTTCGACAGGGCCGGCGTGATGGCCGAGAGCACTGTCGAGAGGTCCGCGAAGTTGCCGTATTGAGCCCGCGCCGACTTCTCGATCGTGCCGACGGTCTGGTGGAATGCCGCTAGCGCGGCGGTGATCTGCTTGTGATCGGCGCTCATGCCACAACCCCTTGCGGCACCTGCGGCGGGATTTGCGGCAGCGCCGCGACCGTAGCGCGCAGGTTGTTGAGGATCAGTTGCGCCTCGGCGTGCCCGTCGATGACATCGTTGATCAGGCCATCGGGCGTGTGGACGTCGAACGGGTAGCTGCCGAGATACTCCTCGAGCGTGCGGCTGATGGCGTCGATCTGCGCCGGGATCTTAGAGACCGCCGCGCGCATCGCGCGGGCGTTGAGTTGGTTGCTTTCCATGGTTTCCTCCGTTGGGTTGTGCGCGGCGCGAGGCCGCGCGGTGTAGCTTAGATCCAGCCGATCCGCTCGCCGTTGACCGCAACCGGCGTCCAGCGGCTCGTGTCGATCGCGCCCGCGCGGTCGATCTTGTTCGCCAGCTCGCGGCCCTGCTTCGCGTTGAGACGGTTGCGGGTCAGGCCGCTCGGCAGGAACTCGACGACGGCGCGCAGAGCGTAGATGACGAAGTTGCTGCCCTCTTGGGCTTGCGCGTAGACGCGGCCCTTGACGTTGTAGGCGGTCTGGATGGGGGTGAGATCGTTGTTCTGCGTGCTTTCCATGCCGTTACCGTATCAACCACCTCAGACCGTGTCCAGCGTCCTTCCTCGGTTTGTCCGCAGAATATCAGCCGGACCGACCGCCGCCCAGATGGTCATCCAGCGCCCGGTTGCGCCTCGGCGTCGATGCCCGCTGTCGCGGACTAGGCCAGCCCGCACGAGTTCGGCCCGCCGCGTCCGCGCGCCGCTCGCCGACATCTTCCCGCTCAGGCTGGCGACGATCTCCTCGTCGGTGCGCGGTCGCTGCCGCAGAAGCGCCAAGACCTTGAGCCGGTGCCCAGCGATGCGGACCGTCCTCGGGCCTTGCCGGCTAGTCTCGGGGTCCGTGTTGCGTGCATGCGGTTCTGCGTTCATCGCCTCGATAGCTCGCATCAGCTCGATGATCTCGTCCTCAAGCTGCTCGGGGATGAAACCCCACTCGCGCCGCCACGCGGAGACGACCTTGCCCGCCGCCGCCAACACATCGTCGCGCGCGCTCATGCTTGCCACTCCGGCGTGTAGCGGTTGCGCGCCTGCCAGTAGCGCAGCAGCGCGTCGAACATGCGCCAGCCCTGCTCGAGCTGCTCCGCCGTGACCTCGACGGCGTGGCACGCACCAGCGTGCGTGCGGCTGACGTAGATGATGTAGCAGCGCCTGCGCTCTTGCTGGTCGTCGTCCTCGCCCGACTCGAGCGCCGCGCGCGTCGCCGCTAGCTGCATCCAGTGGCTTTCGTAGGTCTTGAGCTTCTCGAGCTCGTCCTGGTCGCCGTCCTTGCCTTTGAAGTCAGCCAAGAACGTGCCAGCCTTGTCGGTGATGTCGGCCTTGGTTCCGTAGCCGTAGGGGTGAGTCGTGCCACGCTCCGACACGAACTCTGCGTCCATGCCCGCCAGCTTGACCAGCAGCTCGCGCACGCCGATGACGTGCCCGATGTAGTTGCTGTCGTAGGTCTGGCCGTCGATCGACGCCTCGATGGCCGCGTGGATGCGCGTGCCCTCCTCGGCGGCTTTGCGCGCGGTCTCGCCCATGTCGACCTCGATGCGGCGCAGCCAGTCGTCCTCGGACTCGTC